CATCAACAGCAGCGATACTAAGAATATCGGGCTAATAGGAGGAAGCTCCTATGGCAAATAAAACTTACACGGTCACCGTAGCAAGTGGAAACTTGTATGGCGGAGGCGTAGGTAATGTATTTTATTTAGATGGTGCAAGAAATGCAACGGGACCCGGCACAGTTAGTTGGGTAGCTGACTCTACTTTACGTTTTGAGCAAAGTGATTCTTCAAATAATAATCACCCTTTAATATTTTCTACTAACCTATTTACGTCTGGAATAATTTCCTCTGGAGTAACTTACTATCTAGACGGTGTAAGCAATCAAGCAAATTACACAAACACAACTACGTTTAACGCAGCCACAACTCGTTATGTAGAAATTACACCATCTTCATTTACAGATTTTTATTATTTATGTTACGTCCATGGTATTGGCATGGGTGGCGTCATGGATATGGTAGTTAATTCATGGGGAGCTCATCCTTATAATCAAGGTGCATGGAATCAAAACCAAGACTTAACTGTGTTCGTATCAAATCCTAACGATACATTATGGGGAAGAGATACTTGGGGAACTTATTTTTGGGGTGGTGGTCAAAACATGGATATGTCACTTAATAATAGTGGCATAACAATTACTAATGAAATTAATCAAGGTTGGAGTTCTGATGCCTGGGGTATCGAAACTTGGGGTGAGTCTGGTAATTTACATCAAGTAACAGGGATTGCCATGACAATGGCTGAAGGACTTAGTGGTGCTACAATTAATGGTGATTCTAATTTAGATTTAAGTGGCAATCCATCTACAATGGCTCTTGGAAGCGTAGATGCATTCTCTGCATTTGTTGCAGAACCAAGTGGTATATCAATGGTTGCACAAGTAAGTTTCAACCCTGCTTTTGCTTTCCCTACAGGTTTTGCAATGTCAGCTTCTTTAGGAAATATTTCTGGAGATAATATTACTTTTGCAGAAGTTAATTCTAAAATACCTGGATACTGGGGATATAAGTCTACTTGGGGCACATTAGCCTGGGGTAATGGTCAAACAGAATTGCTTGCAATGGCCATGTCAGAGAACTTTTCTGGTGTAGATCCAGCACCTGATGCAGAAGTTACTGGTCAACAGATGTCAATGAGTTTGGCTCAAACAACAGATACACTTGGTCCAAATAATTTTAATATCATAGGAAATGCTACTACGGGAGTAGGTGACACTACTATGAACTGGAGTGATTCTACTTGGGGTAATTCTAGGTGGGGTAATGGTCAATACACTGCAGATCCAGCTTATGGAAATAATGCTGTTGTTACTCTTGGAACAGCAGTAGCCGATTTAAATCAAGAATTTAGTGTTACTGGATTTTCGTTAACAACAGCCTTAAATTCAGTGGCAGATGTAGAAACAACAAACGTTGTTTTTCCTACTGGAAATGCCTTGACAATAGGTCTAGGTGCAGGTACAAATACATTGATTTGGAATGCAGTCGATACCGGTTCAGCGCCAACGACACCTCCAGGATGGCAGGAAGTTCCTACAAATGCTGCTTAAAATAAGTGTTTGACACTATTTAAAATAATTTATAATATACAAGAATTGGAGATAAAAAATGGCAAACTCTACATCGGCTAGTTTAAAACTTACAGTCCAAGCAACTGGAGAAAACTCGGGAACTTGGGGACAAATTACAAATACAAACTTATTAATTTTAGAACAAGCTATTGGCGGATTTCAATCTGTTGCAATTACTACAGGTGCAACTTTAACATTTTCTAATGGTGCACTTTCAAATGGAAAAAATGCAGTATTAAAATTAGTTGGAACAATCGGAGGAGCAGTTAACGTAGTTGTTCCTGATTCTATTGAAAAAACTTTTATAGTTGATAACGCGACTACTGGTGCTTACACAGTAACTGTTAAAACTTCGTCTGGTACAGGTGTCACTTGGGCAGCAACAGACAAAGGAACTAAAATGGTTTATTCTGATGGCACTAATATTGTTGATACAGCATTTACTGATTTATCATCAGACTTCTCACCACAACTTTCAGCAGATCTAGATACTAATGCACAAAATATTATAATTGATAATACAAAATCTATCCTAGACGAAAACTCAAAAGAACAAATTAAATTTTCTACAACAGCTTCTGCAATAAACGAATTTACAGTGGCTAACGCAGCAACTGGTAATGCACCAAATTTATCTGCAACTGGAGATGATGCAAACATTGATTTAAACATTACACCAAAAGGTTATGGAAGAGCAACTTTCAATGGCCAAGGTAAAATTCAAAGTGTTGCAGAAAAAGTTACAACTGAAGCAACAGCTGCTACGGGAACGGTCAACTACGATGTTCTTACACAAGCAGTGTGGAACTTTACAACAGATGCAGCTGCTAACTGGACACTTAATATCAGAGGTGATGGTTCAACATCTTTAGATTCAATTATGGATACAGGTGAATCAATAACTATCGCACACATTGTTAAACAAGGTGGAACTCCTTATTACAACAGTGCAGTGCAAATCGATGGTTCGTCAGTAACACCTGAATATCAAGGTGGTTCAGCGCCAACATCTGGTAATGCAAGTTCATTAGATGTTTATTCATATACTATTATTAAAACTGGTTCAGCTACATTTACAGTGTTAGCTTCTCAAACACAGTTTGCATAATAAATTAGGAGGAGAAAGAATATGCCAATACTAGGAAGTTTCGGAGCAGGATCAGCAAGAGGTTTTGGTCAGACAGCAGGAGCTGGAGAACCAGCTTATGTTAATGCTACTGGCGGAACAATTGTTGAAGAAGGTAATTACAGAATTCACGTATTTACAGGTCCGGGTACTTTCGAAGTAAGTAAACTTTCCGATTGTGTTCCTTCAAGTGATCCTACCAACAAAGCAGATTATATGATCATTGCTGGCGGAGGAGCTTCAGGATCATTCTATGGAGGAGGCGGAGGAGCAGGAGGTTTTAGAGAAACCCCTGGAACAGCAACAGGAAGTTATACAGCTTCACCAATTGCTGGAAGCGTATGTGCTACAACTTTAGCCGTTTCTTCTTATCCAGTTACAGTAGGTTCAGGTGGGGCAGCTCCCTCTCCAGATCCTGTAGGTGGAAATTGTTCAGCACCAGGTGGTGATTCTACAGTTTTTTCTGCAACGTCTGCAGGTGGAGGACGTGGCGGCGGAAGAACTGGTCGATCGGCGGCATCTGGAGGATCCGGAGGCGGAGGCACACAATGCAGCACTAGCGGAGGAGGTGGAAATAGTCCACCAACAACTCCATCACAAGGAAAATCTGGTGGTAATTTTGGAAATTCTCCTGGAAGTGTAACCCCTCCAAGTCAACAAAATGCAATTGGTGGCGGCGGTGGCGGCGGTGCCACAGATTCTGGAGAACAGGGAGGAAATGGCGGAACAGGTGCTGGAACTCAAATTACTACTTGTAACTCTTATGGAGACGATGCAACACCCGGTTCTACAAGAGTTTTTGCTGGAGGCGGAGCTGGAATTAGAGCGTATTGCGAAGGCCCTGGAGGCGGGGGAAGACGTGGTACATATCCAGGCCAGACTGGTGCCGGTCAGGCAAACACAGGTGGCGGAGGCGGAGGCTGCGCGGCAACAGGTGGTTCAGGCATTGTAATGATAAGGTACAGGATTTTATAATATGGCTAATTTTGCAAAAATTTCTGAAGAAAACGAAGTTTTAAATGTAGTAACTTTAGATAATAAAGATATGTTAAATGCT